ATGCTTTGGTGGTCCCTACGTTTCCCTTTCCATGGACAAACCAATCAAGATCGCAAAGCTCCCCAGGAACGGCCCTAAGCCCGGTCAATCAACAGAAGCCTGGCTGCGAGGCAAGGACAAGAACTGCCAGAAGGAACGCGATGCAGCGTCCTGGAAGCGCGGAGTTTGAACCATGGCAGAAAAGTCTTCCTCTGGTGGCATTGGCTTCACTGGAATGCTCACCATCCTCTTCGTTGGCCTCAAGCTTGGTGGCGTCATCTCCTGGTCATGGTGGTGGGTTTTATCGCCAATATGGATAAGCTTGTTGGTGATTTTATTGTGCGTTGGCATTCTTGTTGCTATTAAGCTTTCAGAATGACACGACACGAGAAAGGCCCCCTAAGGGGCCTTTTTTAATGCACTAGGAACGAATCCTAAGTCAGGGCGAGCAATGGCTAGAAACGCCTCTGCTTGCTCTTGAGAGGGCCATGGATGGGACAATGGGACAACACCACTACAGGCTCTTTCTGCAATGCACCATCCTCCAGTGCATCGGGCCACAATAAGATTGCGATCAACCATGATAGTTCAGTCATCAGACTCTTCATCGTTCTCCTCCAGTGAAAAAGATTCAGCAAATTCTTCCCAAGGAAGCTCCTGTTTTTCGCGAGGCTTTGAAGCTTCTGTCTTTTCTTCGGGACGTTCAAAATTGTTGTTGTAAATGATTGCCATAATTTTTTTTTGATGATCTCTCTATTTTAGAAAATATCGTCGAGACTGTTGTCTTTTTGCTCAGAACCAAATTCAGGGAAATCGGCTTCAGTGTAATCCCAAGAATGATAAACTCTTTCCTTTTCTCCGTTAGGACCATCAACGAAGCTGCTAGTAATAAGTCCTTGCCTGCGAGCAACTTCCAACATCTTTGCCGTAGAGCTAACATCAAAACTACTGGAAAGCGTGGCAACTTGACGCTTGGTGAACCGTTCGTTCTTCCGCATGTTGATTGTCTTTACAACACTATCCAGTTCTTCAAGTGAGCCACCAAGAGGACCAGCATAATGCCAGCCATAATTCAGAGGATCACGTTGTAATACATGCTTACCCGTAAGTCCTGAACGACTCTTCATCCACTCAAGGTGAAATTCATTCGGATCAAAATTATTTTCAGGGCGAGTTAGCTTCACCACTTCACTAACATTATCGACGAAACTACTGGAATCTCGCATGCCTCCGCTTTTGTTTAAATGGTGGAGGATCATGACGCTGCATTTGTAAGTGTTGGCAATATCACGCAAACCATAAATCACGTCACCAGCATTGCTCTTGATTAAATCAACATCCATACCTGCCAAGCATGCAGTGAGACTATCAATGGTAATGAATGTGGGGCGATGTTTCTTGACATAATCTTCAAGTTGTTTCATGTGAGCAAAACGCCAAGTCTCCCAGAAATTGATCGTATTGGAAGCCAGGCCAGCATCTTGATAACCAATCACGCTAAGTTTTTCACTGGCATCAACAAGAGGCTCGTCAGATTGAATGATCAAGCTCTTGCCTTGCAAACACCTTCTGCCGCTCCATGGAGTGCCGTTTGCGATATGAAGAGCCCAGTTGTAGGCAATGGTCGATTTGCCGGTTCCGCCGGAAGCTCCTAACAGCATTACGGTGCCAAGAGGAAGGATGCCAGCAATTAACCAGTCACGAGCTTTATCAGCGTTGGCAATGGTAAGGGCATCAACAGTTTCAATTTCTTCCCTGCCATAAATGCGTCCCTTCGCTTCTTCGATGATCCTGTCAACATTGGCCTGCGCCATTTTGACGCTGTGCTCCTCAAGCCAAAGCCCAGTTTCGTAAGCAATGCGAGAGTCGTTGGCATAAAGACCAACGAAGTTCTCAACTGTGTTAATGATCTCCTCGTAGGAAGGCTTGCCGTTCTTGCCAGAATGGCGGTTTTTGGAAACAATGGAAGAAAGTATGTCTTCTTTCGTTGCCCCTTCTTCGATGTAATCAGCTAAATCGTAACCATTGCCAGATGGGAGATTGTCCCATTCCCAACTGCGAGGATCGGCATAAACCCAACCAGCACCAGGATTATCATTCGCAACTTCTGACATAAAGGCAACGCCTTGTTCGTCCCTATCAGGGCACAAAACAACTTGACATTCCTTAAAGAGATTGCTGTAGTCACCATTTGTGCGATACTGCTTGCTGCCACCAAGAAAAGTAACGGAAGGGATGCCAAGAGTCCAAAGTGATTGGCATGTCAGCTCTCCTTCAACAATGAAAACGGGAGTGCCGGTTTTCTTGTGTTCCGCAACTGCTTCTTGATACATGAAAGGCAACACGTTTGCCTTTGCTTCTTGAAGCTCTACCTTATGGTTTGTTGCTTCTGGATTGATGGTTGGGAAATCTTGCCAAATTCGTTTCTTTCCATTGTCATCATCTTTGCGATGAACAATCACTACGTCTTCGCCTGCAGGATTGCGATATGTGAAGTCGTATTGCCCAGAGTCGCGAGGCGGCTTTTCCCATCGAGTTAAAGGAGCAAGTGCATCACGAATTTCTGCTCGGTGGGCAGGACTTGGATCATGCCAACAGTTGAATGCTCCGTTCTTCTGGTTGATCGTAAAGTCGTTACCACCACAGGCAGGACAGACGAACTTCCCCGGAGCATCGCTTTTCTCAATGCTCTCAAGGTGGTCCAGAATGGAGAATGCCATGAAAAGGAGGCTGGAATTCCGTCATTGTGCCCACTTTTCCCTGGGAACGCAATGACATGGCCGTTAAGACTAGCTTAATCTATTCAGTCCTTGCGCTTTTGAAAAGATGGGCCTAAACTGCGGGAGTTGTACGTTCTCAAATGGCTCGCTATGAAGGCGGCAAAAGCCGCCGACACTTCACCCTCACAGACTCTGCCTACTCTCATCTATCTGACATAGCCAAGGCAGCTTCCCTTTCCAAATCCGAGACAGTAGAGCGTCTCATTCGCTCGACTGCTTACTGGGAAGCCGAAGCCATGCTCTCCGATGAACCATGGCAGTATGTCACAGACCACCTCGCTCCTGCAGACCATGACCCTCACTCTTTCTGGCCTGAGACAGATAGTCTTCAAGGCTGAAGCCAAATACGGCCCTGATGTGCCCGTCATCATTATTGATGAAGAATCGTGCATCGAAGAAGGCTTCGATAATTGCCTTCAAATGGGCATTAGCGATGTTCGCATCATCCCTAACTGGCCTCTTCCAGGTAATAGCATCATGCACAACGAAGGCGAACAGAAAGTGAGTTTCGCTATTTTTGAACGCTCTTTATCTGAACTCTCTTCCTCTGATGACTGATTCCCCCACTGATCTCATGCTTACAGAACGCACTCTTGGCATGTTCACTCCTCTTGAAATCTCACCAGAAGCTTTCAAAGAAGCTTATGAGCTCCCCATCGGGGAGCATGTTGAAAAAAACTACAAGGGCCTTTCCTATCTCTCATGGCCGTTTGCTTTTCGTTATCTCAAGGAGAAGTTTCCTTCTCTTTATGTTTCATTTGAGGAGCAGCAAAAAGGCTGGCCTGTGTTCGGCCAGGAAGGCTGTTGGCTCTTGCGTCCTTTCCTTACGGACGGCGTGAAGCGCACTCCAGCGCTTGTCTTTCCATTGATGGATAATCGCCACAATGCGTTGAAGCAACTGGATGCTCGTGCTGTTAGCGACAACATTCAACGTGCTTCCGTGAAATGCATTGCCACATTCACTGGCCTTGGCCTCAAGCTTTATGCCGGTGAAGACATCCCAAAGGAAGAGGAAGCAGCGAAGCCTGCTCCTGCGGCCAAGAAGGCTGCACCTTCCTCCAAGGAGGCCACTACTGGCATTTCTGAAAAGCCTGCTGCTTCTAGCGCTGAAACGAGTTTCGATGGAAAGGCGGAATTGCTTGCATTCTGCAAAGCCAATCCCTTACTTTTCCCTGATGAGCGCAGCAGCATGAAGGCAGGTAAGGCGGCCCTCGAAAGCGTTGGCCTTTCTAAAGGCGATGACATTAAAGACAACGCAATGTTTGCCAATGTTGTCTCCACACTCGTCACAACATGGGCCAAAGACAATGGCGTGAAGTTCTCGAAAGAAGAAACTTCCTCCACCATTGAAAAGATCCGTTCGTCTTGTGATAACGGAGCTAAAGGCGCCATTGAAGCCGTGACGGAAGTTGTGTCGTCAAAAAAGTAGACGTGGCCGCTGCAGTGCTCGCAAGGAAATTTGCGGGCACTGTTGTTGAATACGACGGAAGTATTTAATACGGCCATGGCCTGCCTTGATCTTTGCTTAGAGTCACTCATGCCTTCCTTTGAACATTACGAACCAAATCGCATTGCTTTGAATAGCAAGCGCCACTATCAGTGCAATGGATTTCCAAATGTACCGGAGGGCATGCTTCTTCCTTCCGTGACAACAGTTCTATCTTCCATGGCACCAGTGTCGAAAATCATGGCGTTAATGAATTGGCGAAAACGAGTGGGGCCAGATGAAGCCAATCGGCGCACAAGGCTTGCTGCGAATCGTGGTACTTGGCTTCATACTGTCATTGAAGATTGGTTCAATGGAGAAGACATTGAACATCATCTCGATAGTGCTCCTGATTGGCGTCCTTATTACGATGCTGCCCTGCCCTTTCTTGACACCATTGAATCGCCAGTGTTAATTGAAAGTGCTGTTGCATGGTGGCAGGAAGAAGACGCTATTGGCTATTCAGGCACGTTGGATATGTTGGCTCAAATGAGCAAGGGAACAGTCGCATTGGTGGATTGGAAAACAAGCTTCAAAGTGAAACCTGATTATCAACTGGCAGATTACAAGCGTCAACTTGGCGCTTATTCAATGGCAGCGCAACAAATGTTTGACATTCCCATCGAAGAAGCCTGGTGCGCGATTGCTTGCTACGACCCAGAACAAGACGAAAACGAGCCGGACCTTCAACTTGTCCATCTCGACGCTTTTGAATTGTTCAACCAACAAGGCATCATGATCGATACTGTGAAGAGATATTTCACAGAGCATTACCCTGGCGGCAAGGCATTTGCTCTGACCATGGACAAGGGCTGACAACAGCGCTCATGGCTGATAAGATATGGATGCCCAACAGGGCTCCATCACTCCACAGGAGAAACACCATGGCCAACAGGCCCCCAATCACTGCCGCCATCGACCTCACGCCTGATGTGCTCAATGCTCTCAAGCAAGCAGGCCCCAATGATCGCGGTAACTACAGCCTCGACATGGCTGTGTGGCCCAACACCAAGCGTTCCTCTGATCGCGCTCCTCAGTTCACTGGCAGCGTGAAAGTCAAGGGTGCTGATCGTGAAGCGCCGAAAGGCTACGCTTCCGTTTGGCAGAACGAACAAGAAGACGTTTTCTGATTAGGAGAGGGGCCGCAAGGCCCCTTTAAAACTATGGAATTGCTTGATTATCAAACCGAATCACGTCGCACTGCTATCTATCCTGATGCAGGCAATAACATGACGTATCCCGTGCTTGGCCTTTGTGGTGAAGCAGGAGAAGTGGCAGAAAAAGTGAAAAAAGTAATGCGCGATAAAGGCGGTTACTTTGACCACGAAAGCCGCGCCGCAATCAAGAAAGAACTTGGTGACGTGTTGTGGTACGTTGCTCAAATCGCATCAGAACTCAACTTCGACATGAATGAAGTTGCTCAGTCTAATCTTGACAAGCTTTATGATCGCATGAAGCGCGGTAAGATTAAGGGCGATGGAGACAATCGTTAGGATAGTGCTAATTGCATTATCCTTGTGAGCGCTCTAGAAGATCAGTTTCTTAAGCTTTGGAAATCAAAGTATCGTTCTATTCCTTTGGAACGCGAATACAGCGACATCGAAGCTTGGGAAACTGATTACCTAGAACGCAAAAAAGCTAAGCCTCGTTCACGTCGTTATCGTTTAGATTTTGCTCACCCCGAAACTCGCACTGGCATTGAGATTCAAGGCGCTGTTTATTCAGGCGGTCGTCATGTTCGTGGTAGTGGCTACGAGCGTGATTGTCGTAAATACAATATTGCCTACACCAGTGGTTGGACGATTTTCCTCCTCACTTCTGCCATGGCCAAAGACGCCATTTGGCACGCGATGATTGCTTCCCATATTGCTGCTCGATCAACTCAGCAGCTTCAGCAACAATAGCCTCTGCGGCCTGGAGATCATTGTCACGTTGCGCTAAGGCTTGACGCAGTTGAATGTTTTCCAGGATCAATGCTTGGCTAGCAGTTTGAATGCCGCTCCAGCCAATCAGAAGATTCGTGGCAACTTCCTTGAGGCTTTTAATGTTGTCACATTCCTCAATTGCTTTTTTGTGGACTGTCAACGCAAACTCACGTTCAGTTGAATGTTCAAATGGTCCCATAGTAGCAACAACGCTCTTTCCATTGTAATCCCTTAGTTCAACTGGCAGTACAAACCGCATGGTTTTTATGCTGTATTTCTCTCATGGTAGGAACTACTGCAAGGAAGCTATGGAAGGAAAGCCGAAAAGGCTTGTTACGGCCAACCACATACGGTATGATGAGGCAGCGACTCTTTCTCTATGGCGTTTTTTGTTGATCCATTGAACGACGGCCAAAGCAAGCTTTCGTTGATTGATTCAATGGGAAACAGTCTTTCAGTTGTCAATGATGCAAGACAATCATTCGATGCAAACAGCGAAAGCTTTTCAGATCGTGATAGCAAGCTTCTTAACTACTTGGCTAAGCATAAGCACACTTCTCCTTTTCGGGGCGTGGTCTTCAAGTGGTATGTGAAGGCTCCGTTGTTTGTCGCAAGGCAATGGTGGAAGCATGTTGTGGCGTCGTCGTATGTTGACGAGCAACTGGGCTGGAATGAGAAGAGTTTTAGGTATTGCTCCGCTGAGGAAGTTGAATTTTACATGCCTGGCCAGTTCTTTCAGCAATCGGAAAACAATCGCCAAGCCTCTGGAGGAGCTGTAGGAACACGCACGCAGCAACTAGCCTCTAACGTTTATTTCGACACCATTGACACGGCTCGCAATGCCTATAAAGAGCTTTTGGCAATGGGAATCAGTAAAGAGCAAGCGCGTGGCATTTTGCCAACGTGCATGTACGTCAGCTTCATCTGGACTTGCAGTCTCCAGGCGCTGCTTCATTTCATTTCTCTGCGGCGCGGAGAAGGGGCTCAGAGCGAGATCAGGGCCTATGCCGATGCCTTGCTCCAACTAGGCCGTCCCGTCGCTCCTGAAGCCTTCCAGGCTTTTGAAAACAACAACTACGATTTCTGATCATGGATTCCGTCAACCATCCCTCTCACTACCAAGGCTCCAACGGCATCGAAACTATTGAATGCATTGAAGCCGCAATGAGTAAAGAAGCCTTTAAGGGCTACATTCAAGGCAATGTCATCAAATACGTCATGCGATATGAACGCAAAAATGGCGCTGAAGATCTCTATAAAGCACAATGGTATCTTAATCGCTTGATTGACATTGTTGAAACCACTGAAGACAATGGAGAATGTAAAGACGGATTCTGTCCAATGCCTGACGTAAGGCACGGCGCTCCCACGACCATGTTTGCGCCAGTTAATTAAGCCACTTGCGACAAAGGCGGCCAACGCATGGCCGCCCCTGCAATATCACGATCATAAATTGGTGCCGCTCGCTGCAGCGCCTCCATCCATTCTTCCCACGATGAAATTTCAGTGTGGGCACTTATGAAGCTATTAGCATAAACCCAAGACAAGAAAATTTCTTCGCGTTCAGCAGTCCAGAATCGTTGAGGACGCCACCATTCAAAAATAGGCTGACTTGACTTGGCTCCATTGCATTTTTGACAAGCAGGAACGAGGTTCCATCGTGCGTAATGTGGTCCGCTTTTGCTTTTAGGAACAACATGATCAAGGGTTAGCTTTTCGTGCCATTTCCCGCAATAAGCGCATGCTGGTTGCCCTAAAGGACCACGCAATGGATATTCGTTGAAGATTGCTTTTCTGAAACAACGTTTGGCTTCACCGGGACGCAATACAGACAGAGAGTAGAGAAGATCTTCTGGTCCATTGCATTTTCCCATAGCCTTTTTATTCAATTGGCTCCCCTAAAGCCTAGCCTCAAATCCTGCATATTGTGGTACTTCAGGGGCTAATGAAGAAGAAATAGAATGAAGGAAAGAAAGCTATTTCACCATGAAACCTTGGCAAGAAAAGCTTGCTGATTTAGCCGTGACACTAACTGCAGGCATGCTTCTTGCTACTGGAAGCATGTTAGTTTTTGTTGGTAATCAGCAATCTCGCATCACTCTTCAAGTTGAAAACATTACGGAAAAGCTTGATGTTTTAACTGAAAACATGAAAAGCCTGGAAACTCGCGTGCGCTCTTTAGAAATTGGACGCTAGGCTAACAACAAACCAATTCGTATTTATCATGACTGCTGCTGAATGGTTTATTGTTGGCGCCATTGTTGTTGGTGCTGCTGAACACATCATTGCCGTTAGTCCTCTCAAGGAGAACTCTACAGTGCAAGTTGCGCTCACCATCCTTAAGCGCGTCTTCCCTAAGCGTTGATCATGGTTGCCAACACCTGGGAAGGGATTAGCTCCTGTGCCAAGCGCGTAGGGGCTAAATTCCCTGAGCTTGTTGCAGCGCAATGGGCTTTAACTGTGCTAACCTAGCGGCACGCATCACCCGACCCATGAAAAAACTCGCAGACGAAGAGATCAAGCAAATTGTGCTACTGGCACAAGATGGCCTTTCCTTGAATGAAATTGCGCGTCGCATCGGCAGATCAAGGTCAACAGTGACCAGATATCTTTTCCCGGACAAAGCCAAACAGCACTCCGACTATTGCAAATCCCGGGCCAAGCAAAAGGTCTTATACGATAACTCCTATTACGAAAGCAACAGGGAGAAGCGGTTGGAGCAAAAACGGCAATGGCGAGAGAAAAACAAAGCTTACGCTCAAGAGCGCTGCGCTAATTACCTTGCCTTGCGTCGTGGGTGCCCGGTTCCTTTTAGCGAAATTGAACGCTTAATGTGCGTTAATAAATACCAAGAATCAATCGAAACAACATTAGCAACTGGAATAAAACATGAAATAGACCATATTGCCCCAATGAGCAAAGGCGGCCCTCATCTTCCGTGGAATCTAAGAGTTATAACTTCAATTGAAAACAAGCAAAAATACAATTTTTTACCATGAACAAAGATGCTTCACGATTTTGGGATAAATGCCATAAATTGGCATTTAAGAGCGGAGCAAGATATCCAGAATTGGTGGCCGCTCAATGCTGCCTTGAAAGCGGTTTTGGAAAACATGTTTCCGGGACTCACAATTACGCAGGCTTAAAAGGCTCCGGTACAACTACCAGCACTAAAGAATTTTATGATGGGCAATGGGTGGAAATTAAAGCTGGCTTCATGGACTTCCCTAGCCTTGCTGCTTGCATTGACTATCTTGTAAAACTATGGTATAAAGACTGGAACGGGTATGCTGGCATTAATAATGCACCAAATCGTGAAGAGGGGCTCGCATGCTAGAGAGCGAAGGTTATGCGACGGATCCTGATTATGCAAATAAGCTGATAAAATTAATGAACCAATACGCTCCTCGTTCCATGGCTCCTCCAATTCGTCTTATCAATGCTGCAAAATATTACGAAGAAGAAAGTCACCAAATCGCTGCATGGAACTGGCTGGAAGAAAAGCTGACCAAAGAACAACTTGAGGAATTTGCGCTACTCTATCGCTCTGTTCCTTCTAAACCTAAAACTTTCAATCCGTTGACCGTACCATATTTTTTGCAACGCGATAATGCATCTGGTACTGGTTATCGAGAATGCTTCTCATCTAGTTGCGCTATGGTTGCGGCGTACTATGGGAAAGTGAAGAGTGATGATGAATACAACAAACTTCGCGCCCGTTATGGCGACACCACTGATCCCAATGCTCAAGTCGAAACTTTAAGGGCTCTTGGCCTCAAGGCCAGGTTCACGACAATCATGACCGAGCAAATGCTTCGTGATGAGATTAAGGCCGGACGTCCTGTGCCCTGTGGTTGGTTGCATTATGGCTCCGCTGCATCTCCTTCCGGTGGCGGACATTGGTCTGTAGTGATTGGCTACAGCGACAACAACTACATCTTCAATGATCCCTACGGTGAGGCTGACGTTATAAGCGGCGGCTACGTTAGCGCTTCTGGCGGCAATGGCGTCCTCTACAGTCGTGACAATTGGGTGCCACGATGGAGGGTTAAAGGAAGTGGTGGCTGGTCTATTCTTGTCAGCAAATAAATTTACTTTTCAATAGAAAGAGCTTGGTAAATAAAATTGTGCAAGTCCATATAATGATCTAGCCCATCGCAATAATCCACATTAAACACATCGTAAATGGCATAGCGATAAGTGCCACGTTCCTTGACTTCAGCTTTATGCATGAGTTTCATGATTTGACGAAAAGCTTGGCTACGCTCATCGGGAGACAAACTGTCCCACCAAGCTTGATCTTCAGCCTCTAAACGCTGCTGCATGGGCGTCCAAGCTTCGCGCAGTTCACGAAGCTCTTTACTGTTTAGAGGCTCCTCAAGATCTCCTTTAGATTTTTCCACTTCTTTAGTTCAGTTTCATGATAAGCATACCAAGTTTCAACAGCATACGCAATGGCTTCCGCAGCGTCTTTGTCGCCAGTTTCGGAGCATATGAGCTCTTGCAACGTGTCTGCAATTGCGTCAGCGCAATTCTGATGATGTAAGTTTTTAAACCGAGGATCAA